CGGTTTAATTACCGTAAAACCTAATGTTAAGTTCAAAGAGGTTTTAAAGAAAGTAGCAACTGATGCAAACGTTATCAAAGATGCAACTTGTGATTTCACACCAACTGGAACTTTAACATTAACAGAAAGAATTTTACAACCTGAAGAATTTCAGATTAACTTGAATCTTTGTAAAAAAGATTTTAGAAGTGATTGGGAAGCGGTTCAAATGGGTTATTCAGCCTATGATAACTTGCCACCTGCATTTTCTGATTTCATCCTAGCACACGTTGCTGGATTGGTTGCTGAGAAAACAGAGCAGAACATCTGGTCGGGGCAAAATTCCAATGCTGGAGAATTCGACGGGTTCTACTATTTAGCTACTGCTGGTGGTGCTGGAACTGTTGCAGTATCTGGTTCACCCTTAAATGCTTCGAATATTATAGATGAAATGGGTAAGGTGGTTACAGCAATACCTAGCGGCGTTTATGGAAAAGAAGATTTGTATATCTACGTTTCAAGAAAAGCAGCTAAATTATACGTTAGAGCTTTAGGTGGATTTGGAGCTAATGGCTTGGGAGCTGCTGGTGTTAACGCACAAGGAACACAATGGTGGAACAATGGAGCATTATCTTATGATGGTGTTAAAGTTGTTATTGCTTCTGGATTGCCAGATGATTCAATGATGGCTGCACAGAAAAGCAACCTATACTTTGGTACAGGATTACTTTCAGATCATAATGAAGTTAAGTTACTGGATATGAGTGATTTGGACGGCAGTCAGAACTGTCGCGTAGTTATGAGATTCACAGCTGGTGTTCAGATTGGAATTGCTGAGGATGTAGTTATATACGCATAATTAACTTGGGGAGTGTAAAAGCTCCCCTATTTTTAACATTAAAAAAGAAAAAAAATGGCTTGTGATTTATCAGTAGGACGTAAGGTACCGTGTAAGGACGTTATTGGAGGCATAACTAAGGTTTACCTAATTAACTTCGGTTCACTTGGTACTGTAACTCAAACAGATGATGCAATCAGTGATATGACTGGAACTGCATCAGCATTTTTATATGATGTAAAAGGTAACAGCAATTTAGAACAGACAATAACAAGTTCTAGAGAAAATGGAACAACCTTTTTTGAACAAACAATTACTTTGTCTTTGCCAAAATTAAGCAAAGAAGACAACAAAGAATTAAAACTACTTTCATTTGGAAGACCGCATATTGTTATACAGGATTACAACGGAAATTCAATGATGTGTGGTGTAGAATTTGGCTGTGAGGTGACTGGGGGTACAATCTCCACTGGAACTGCTATGGGGGATATGTCGGGTTACTCTCTTACGCTAGTTGGCACTGAAAAGAAACCGTCCAACTTTATTTTAAATGGTACTGTTGATGATCCATTTGCTGGAATGTCTGGAACATTTACCATTGTACAAGGTACTAATTCATAGGTAGTATAGTTAATAATTAGTGTTTGTTAAGGAAGGGTAGGTTGGAAGATAATCTACCCTTTTTTTATTAAAAAAAATGCAAGTAATAACAACAACTGGAACAAGATTGATTAATTTAGTACCAAGAGAAAAATTTTCTGGTGCTAAAACCTATTCACTAGTGATAAAATCTGAGGAATTAAATAAAGTTATTTTTACTGATTCTAACGCAACTTTTTCAGAAGTTGACTATTATTACACATACAGCACAACACTTTCTCTTACAGAAGCTAATTTTTACACTTACGAGGTAAGAAACACAACTGACAATACATTAGTATTTAAAGATAAAATTTTTGCAACAGATCAAACAGTTAGCACTTTCAATATAAGCAACAATGTTTACACTGAAACCTCAACTGGCGATAACGAATACATTTATGCATAATGGACAATGTTCACTTAATACAACTTAGCAGCTACGAAAGACCAACAATTACTGAAGAAAAGAATCAGGATTGGGTAGGCATTGGTGATAACAATGATTATTACCAAAGTTTAATTGATGCTTATATGGATAGCACTACAAACAATGCTGTAATAAATGGTATTGTAAACCAAATATATGGCAAAGGGTTAGATGCAACAGATAGCAATAGAAAGCCTGAGCAGTATGCTGAAATGAAAAAAATCTTAAAACACAAAGAATTAAGAAGGGTTGTACAGGATTTAAAATTATTGGGTGAAGGTGCTTTTCAAGTTACTTATTCAGGTGATAAAATTGCAAGTATTACACATTTTCCAAGAGAAACATTACGCGCCGAAAAGTGTGGTGAAGATGGTAAAATAAAAAATTATTTATACAGTGCTGATTGGACAAAAGTAACAAAGCAAACAGAGCTTAAAAAATTCCCTGTATTTGGTAGTGGTGCAACTAATGAAATATTTATTGTAAGAAGATATGTAAGTGGGTACTTTTACTATAGTCCAGCTGATTATCAAACAGCGTATTGCACTTTAGAGAAACATATTGCAGATTACTTAATAAATGATGCACAATGCAGCTTTAGTGGTACTAAAATAATTAATTTTAACAACGGTGTTCCAGATAGGGAAAAGCAAGAACACATAAAATCACAGGTATTACAAAAGCTTACAGGAAGTTATGGAGAAAAAGTAATTGTAGCATTTAACAACAATACAGAAAGTAAGACTACAATTGATGATATAAGCTTAACAGATGCACCTGAACACTATAATTATCTATCAGAAGAGTGTACAAGAAAAATACTTGTAACACATAGGGTTAGTTCTCCTTTGTTAATTGGTTTAAGAGATGGTAATAATGGTTTAGGTTCAAATGCTGATGAGATCAAAAATGCTAGTTTGTTATTTAACAATGTAGTTATAAAACCTTATCAAGATTTAATTTTAGATGCCTTAGATGAATTGTTTGCAGTAAATAACATATCACTAAATATGTATTTTAAAACTATTGAACCTTTAGAGTTTATGGATTTAGATGATGATTTAGATGCAGAAACAAAAGAAGAAGAAACTGGAATAAAGCAAGAAGATGATGCTGAAGCATTAGAAGCTACAAGGCACTGTTTTCACAACATAGATGACAAAGTATTAAACAGCATTGCTGATGAGCTTATAGCTTTAGGTGAAGATGAAGATTTAGAAAACTACACTGTTGTAGATGAAAGGGAAGTTGATTATGATAATGAAGCAAGTTTGGATAAAATGCTGAACCTAGCTAGTACAGGTGTTGCAAGACCAAAAGCAAAAAGTGAGCAAGATGGCACTTCAAAGCAAGAAAGTCAGAAAGGTGTATTATTTAAAGTTAGATACACTTATTCACCAAAAAGAGTAAGTGCAAATTCAAGAGAATTTTGTAAAAAAATGGTTGCAGCAGATAAAGTATACAGGAAAGAAGATATTATGATGATGGATAAAAAGCCAGTAAATGCTGGTTTTGGTGAGAATGGTGCTGACACGTATTCAATATGGTTGTATAAAGGCGGACCAAGATGCCGACACAAATGGTTCAGAAAAACTTATATGCTAAAGGATGGAAAAGAAACAGAGATAACAACAGGCAGAGCAAGAAGCAAAGGTTTTGTAGCACCTAAAAACCCACAGAAAGTTCCTGTTGCACCTAATGATATGCCAAGAAAAGGATTTAGTCCAAGAAATAGAAATTTACCAAAAGACGCTAGATAATGCCAAAAGCACTTTTTATATCACGACAAGATTTAGTTACATTCACAACTGCAAACGGAAACCTTGATCCAGATAAATTCTTACCCTATATCCGTATTGCACAGGACATTCATATTCAGAACTATTTAGGAACTGATTTAATGGAGAAAATTGAAAGTTTAATTACTGCTGGAACTTTAACTTTGGTAGATAACCCTAATTATTTTAATTTGGTAAAAGACCATATAAAAGATATGTTGATATACTGGGCAATGGTCGAGTATTTACCCTATGCTGGTGTGAATATTACAAACAATGGTATATTTTCAATGCAACCTGAAAACAGTACAGTATTGGATAAAAACAGGGTTGACAGCTTAATTGAAAAAGCAAGAGATACAGCACAGCATTACACACGTAGGTTTATTGATTACATAACGTTTAATCAAACATTATTTCCAGAATACAACAGCAACAGCAATGGTGATATGAACCCTGATGATGTAGCAGATTTTGGAGGATTTGTACTTTAAAAAATAGATTATGGCAGTAACAAATGGATGGGGACAAGGAGTAATTAACAACACTAATGGATGGGGTAAATTAGCTACCAACAACATTGGTGCTGGTTCTGTTTATGAGAACAGTGCAAGTGGTGATACTGTTATGGTTGCACCATCTACACCTTCATTTTCAAACACAAAATCTGTTTTATTTGATGGTGTGGATGATTTTGTTAATTGTGGAAATGTAACTACTTTAAATAATGCAACTAATGGAAGTTGGTCGCTTTGGATAAAACCACAAGCAACAGGACTTAAATTTTTATTTAGTGCATATCAAGGAAGTGGACCAAACCAACAAATACAAGTGCAAAAAAAAGGAACTGGAATATCAATAAGATTAAGAGCAGAAGGATTTAGTGGTGGTACACCAATAATGTTCAATGAAAGTTCACAAAGCTGGACGCTAGATGAATGGTATCATATAGCTATTACATTTGATGGTTCTGAATCAGATAATGCTCTAAAAATGAAAGTATATGTGAATGCAAACCAATTAACAAATACATCTGCTGGAGCTTCAACAACAAATATTAATTCTACAACATCTGATTTCCACATTGGTTCTTTTACAACCTCAAATGAGTTTGCTGGAAACATTGATGAGTTTAGCATTTTTAATTATACTTTAACACAGGCAAATGTAAATACAATATTCAATTCAGGTGTTGCAAATGATATTTCTTCTTTAAACCCTTCTCACTGGTGGAGGATGGGCGATGGTGATACTTTTCCAACCCTCACTGATAATGGTTCAGGAAGTAACGATGGAACAATGACAAATATGGCAGCAGATGATATTGTTGAAGATACACCTTCATAAAATTATAAAATGAGAACTTACAGCATTATAAAAACAGAAGATTTAGGCAAAGTAAAATTTAGAGAAATTTTAGAAAACTCTCCAAAAACAATTAGAAGAAGTTTAGATGATACTTTATTTGTAATTAAATACAGTTCAGAGCCATCATTTATAAAAGATGGTACAGTAAAACCATCACAAACTTTAACTCATTCAGAAGCTTTAGAATTAATGTCAACAGCAGCTTGGAGCCAAGAAGAACCAGTTGAAGAATAAAAGTATAATATTGTGCAAAAAGCTTTAAATATGGAAGATCACAATTTAATTGTTTTGATATCAACCCTAGTAACTGCACTAGGTATTAAGGAAATATGGTCTTTGATAAAGCAAAGAATTGACATTAAAGCAAAAAAAGAAGAGAGAAATGATGAACTTTCATATAGAGTTATAGAAGAGTTAAAAGCCAAGATTGAAGGTTTAGAATTAAAGATTGATGAGTTGATTAAAGAGAACACCGAGCTTCATAGGCAAGTAGCAAAAATGGAAGAAAGGTTGTTACAAAATGCAAGAAAAAAATCAGCAAGAACACAAAGAAGAAAAGAAAATAAATAATTATGAGAAAGATTGATAAAATAATTATACACTGTTCTGCAACTGTTGAGGGTGTTAATGTTTCTACATCAACGATAAAAAGATGGCACGTTCAAGGCAGAGGTTGGAGTGATATAGGTTATCATTATGTAATTGGTTTGGATGGTGCTATTGACTATGGAAGACCAATAAACAGGTCTGGAGCGCACACAAAAGGAGAAAATGAAACTAGCATTGGAATTTGTTACATTGGTGGTTTAGGTAAAAGCAAAAGAGCAAAAGATACAAGAACAGAAGCACAGAAAAAAGCATTAGTTAAAATACTTAAAACACTAACACACATTTATCCAGAAGCTTCAATACATAGCCATTTTGAATTTGCCAATAAAGCCTGTCCGTGTTTCAATGCTGGTGAAGAGTATGCAGAGCTTCAGCCAAAGGGATATAAATACCAGAAAAAAAGTAAGAAATAATGAATGACCAACCC